AAGCCGATACAATATGCGAAAAACTAACGAGAGGTTTAACTCTTACCGAAATACTAGAGGAAAAACAGTACGAGTTCAGCTTGATGAAATTTTATCATTTCTTAAAAAAAAATCCAAGCATGAATGACAGGATAACTGAGGCTAGAAAAAATGGAATACAAACTTTAATTGATAAACTATTACAAGTGTTTCAATATCAAGAAATAGAAAACCCTAATCAGATACTATGGATCAGAGAAAAAACTAAATTTATTACCTTTCTTGCTAATAAATTAACAGATTTATATTCAGATAATAAAGTACAAAATGTTAAAACTGATCAATCAATTAAAATTTCATGGGAAGATAATCAAAGTGATATGATTGATGTATCAGAGGATATAGTTGATATACCCTCTGATAATAAAGATTAATTATTTTAAATCACAAATTCTGCAAACAGTTTCATTTTCATAAGTAAAAAACATATTGTCAGTTTGTTGATCTAAAATATTATTATCTGGTTTTTCTCCCAAATATTTTTGTATTTGTTTAGGTGTTATTTCGTGGTCAGTTATTCCACATTTATTACATTCACTCATTTTTTCCCTTTGGTTTTTATAATAGGTGTATATTACACCTTTAGCATTTAAAATATTTATGAGTGTTAATCTCATAAGTTGTTTTAAATTTTGTTGCTTACTTCTTGCAAAGTAAGAAGTATTCTTCAGTTGTAGTTGTTTATTCACTTCCATTTATTATTATTTCTGGTTGATTTAATCCACTTGATATTTCTCTTACCTCAACATCAGTAAACCAAAAATTTTCAGTAATTCCTTTGTCAATTAAAGCATCTACTGAAACTCTTACATCTGTTTTTAAATGTTTTTTAGGTATTGAATTTAATTGTTTTAACAATTTTTCTAGTGTCATTTTATTTTTCCTTTCTGTTTGCTTTGTCAATTATATCATCTGGCAAAGGTACTATATCATAATCATAATGTATGGCTAAACTGTGATCATCCATATCTATTTCTTTATTTATTTTTTTTAAATAATCGTTGAAACCATTGATTATTTTAGTTATTTTACTACTATCATCATTCATATTTATTCCTCGCTTTCTTTTAGTTTATAAAATTTCTTGCTACGTCTAACGCAAATAATAAAAAGCAACCAAAGAATAAAGTAAATCCTAAAGATTGCATTGTTGGGTCTGTTAATATTATAATCATACCAATCATTGAGCATGATAATAAAAGAACCCATTTAATAACTGTTAGCATATTTTTCCTTTCTATTTGTTTAAGTCTATTAAGATATAAGTACCATTTTTAATTTTGGCTCTTGTATCTTTTATAGTTTCATTAAGAAATATATTTCTATATTTGCCTGTTGTGTTGCTATAGTTCCAAAATTTTTGATCAAGATATATTTTTACTTGATCACTCTCATAATCTTTTTTTACAATCATTGAATTATAAGATTGGAAATACTCATTTTGTTTATCATCAGTAATAACAAATTGATTTGCTATTTTGTTTCCATTGTTGCTAGTTATGTTTTCTACTTTCATTTTAGTTTCCTTTCATTAGTTTATTAAAGTTAATAAATAAATATGGCTATAATTAGGCATTGTTTTCCCATCTTAAAATGCTTTCTTTAGCATATTTTAGAGTACCAACAGTATCGCACCATTTGTCGTGAGCTAGGTTTTCAATACCATTAATTTTTTCTAGGTGAATAGTCCATTCTTTGTGAGGGTTTTCGTCTGATCTTTGTTCAACACAATAAGTATTATTATTAATTGTAATATCGTAAATACCTATATTTATTTTTTTAACTTTCATTTTGTTTTTTTTTGGTTGGTTTGTTTTAATCATATACATAGCATATATGTTAATTATGTTAAGATTATGGCAATATAAAAAAAAATATAAAATAATTTTGTGTGATATTATTGCAACAGGTGTTGTATATTTACAGTTTAGAATTGTTCTAATGTATTATGTAAGGTGTTGAAAAGTTATTAAAAGATCCTACTCTAATTTATAGACAGCAATTTTTTTTTCTCACATCATAACAGACGACAATATATTTTATAAAGCATTAACCGTATTACGTTTGATAATGTTTTCTTATCACTAATCTAAAAAAGATATATATATAAAGTGCAACCCTCTTTTTTGTAAAATTTATACCCCCTATACCCCCTAAAACACCCTCTTTTTATATATTATATATACACCGGACTAGAGGACACCCTTACAGACACCCACACCTTTATACACAGACATCTTTTCTATTTTATTTTTTTTAAAATCTACTAGATATAGTATATGGATTACTTTAGTGCAGACGATTTAGATTCAGTTGCTTACATAGAAGAAGATACAAACAATGTCATAATTAAGTTCTATGGCTTTCCCAATAAACTAGCAGCCGATTTATTTATCAGCTATGCTATGCTCAATATGGGTTTTGATTACCACCCTATAGATGGTATGAAGTCTGACATGATACACTAGATATGGATATTAAAATACCTTACACACCAAGGAAGCATCAAGCTCACTTGCACAGACAAATAGATAAACACAGATGGAATGTATTAGTGTGCCATAGAAGATTTGGCAAGACAGTTTGCATGATCAACCACTTAATTAGGTCAGCATTACTGTCCAAACTTAGTAACCCTAGGTTCGCCTACATTGCACCCACCTTTAAACAAGCAAAGTCTATTGCATGGGATTACATGAAACAGTTTACCGCCAAGATACCCCACACCAAGTTTAACGAAACAGAGCTGAGAGTAGATTTGCCAAATGGTTCTCGTATCACCTTGCTAGGCTCAGAATCACCAGATGGGTTAAGAGGTATATATTTAGATGGCTGCGTAATTGATGAGTACGCAAATGTAAACAGTAAGTTGTTTCCAGAAATAATTAGACCAGCATTATCTGATCGTAAAGGCTACTGTGTCTTTATAGGCACACCTATGGGAATGAACAACAATTTCTATGAGTTGTACCAACACGCACAAGGTGCGGAAGATTGGTTTAACTACAAAGCAAAAGCATCAGACACTAAGATCGTAGATGATGATGAGTTGGTCAAGGCAAAAGAAGTAATGGGTGAGAAGAAGTACAATCAAGAGTTTGAGTGTGATTGGATTGCTAACATTGAAGGTGCAGTATATGGAGATGTGATTGCAAAACTAGATGATGACAAACAGCTTACAAGAGTTCCATACGATCCTGCCTTACCAGTATCTACCGCATGGGATCTTGGGGTCTCCGACCACAGTAGTATAATATTCTATCAGCAGTTAGGCAGAAGCATTAATATAATAGATTACCACGAAGAGAAAGGTCAAGGTTTACCATACTACATTAAGATGATTGATCAGAAAGAGTATGTCTACAAAGATCACTTTGCACCACACGACATTGAAGTTACAGAGTTTGGCAATGGCAAAACTCGTAGAGAGGTCGCCACCCAATTAGGATTAAGGTTTAAAGTCGTTCCAAAAATTCCACTAGAGGATGGTATACACGCAACTACAATGATCTTACCTAGATGTTATATTGATACTGACCATTGCAAAAAGTTAATAGATGCGTTAAGACATTACCACAGGAAGTATATTGATAAAAATAGAATGTTTAGATCAAAGCCTGTACACGATTGGAGTTCACACGCTTGTGATGCAATGCGTTATCTGGCAGTTGGACTACAAGAAATTAATACTAGACAAACTGCTCCACAAAGTATAGCAGATAATAGTTACAGGATTATATAATTATGGGTTCAATATTTTCACCAAAAATGCCACCGCTGCCACCAGTTGCACCAGCACCACCACCGCCATCAAGCGAGTTATCAAAAGAAGAAAAAGATAAGATTGCGGCAGAGCAGAGAAAACTTGATAGAAAAAGAAAAGGTCGTAAGTCTACAATTTTAACTGGACCACTAGGGGTTGAGGAAGAAGCAGAGACAGAAAACAAAACTTTGTTAGGATCATAATGTTAGAAAGAATTAAAAAGATATTTAAAAAAAAACCAAAAGTAGAAAAAGAAAAAAGAACTTACGAAAAAAAAATAGATCACAGTAATGACATTACTTTTGAAAACGAAATTAAAAAACCAGAAGCTAAAGTAAAACAAACTAAAGAAACAAAATCATCATTAACATTTGGAGAATAATTATGGGTGCAGGAGGAGCAGGTGGTAATAATGGATCAAACGATACACAAACTTTTGGTTATGAAACAGAAATAAATAAACAAAAACAAAAAGAAAAAGCTCAAAAAGAAGCATTTGGAAAATACGATAAAAGTAATACAAACCCAAATGATAATATTCAAAATAAAACAAAAAATACTACTAACAACAATAATGGTGGTGGAGGTCAAGCAACAAACATATTAATTACACCAACAGTACCTGAAGTTTCACAATCAAATGCAGCAAATGCAACAACTCCTGTTGAAGAAGATCCACTTGACTTAAGAAAGAAAAAAACAAATGCAAGAGGAAGATCAAATACAATTTTAACAAGTTCTAAAGGTGTAGATGAAGGTCTAACATTAGGTAAGAAAAGTTTATTAGGAGCATAATGGCAAGAACAGATTTATCAAAAAGTTTATTATCAAGATACGAAAGACTAGAAGGTCAAAGACAAAACTGGGAAACACATTGGCAAGAAGTTGCAGATTATATGCAACCAAGAAAAGCAGATGTAACTAAAAAAAGAGCTAGAGGCGATAAAAGAATGGAACAAGTTTTTGATTCTTCACCTATACAAGCAGTAGAATTATTAGCAGCATCATTACATGGTATGCTAACTAATCCATCTACACCTTGGTTTACTTTAAGATTTAAAGATAAAGATATTGATAATGAAGATGAAGCAAAACTTTGGTTAGAATCATCTACAGAAGCAATGTACACAGCATTTAACAGATCAAATTTTCAACAAGAAATATTTGAATTGTACCATGATCTAATTACATTTGGTACAGCAGCAATGTTTATTGAAGAAGATGATGATGATATTATAAAATTTTCAACAAGACATATTAACGAAGTATTTATTGCAGAGAACGACAAAGGTAGAATAGATACAATATTTAGAAGATTTAATATAAGTGCTAGAGCTGCAATGCAAAAATTTGGTGATGCAACTTCATTAGACATTAAAGGTATATTTAAAAAAGACCCGTATCAAGAAGTAGAAATACTACACGCAGTTTATCCAAGATCAGATTTTAATCCTAAGAAAAAAGATAAATCTAATATGCCATTTGAATCTGTTTATTTAGAATATAAAAATGGTAATGAATTATCTATATCTGGATTTAAAGAGTTCCCTTTCGTAGTACCTAGATATTTAAAAGCATCAAATGAAATTTATGGAAGAAGTCCAGCAATGACAGCTTTACCAGATGTTAAGATGTTAAATGAAATGTCAAAGACTACAATTAAAGCTGCTCAGAAACAAGTTGATCCACCACTATTAGTTCCGGATGATGGCTTCTTACTTCCTGTAAGAACTGTACCGGGTGGACTAAACTTTTATAGATCAGGTACAAGAGATAGAATTGAACCATTAAACATTGGTGCAAACAATCCACTAGGTTTAAATATGGAACAACAAAGAAGAGACAGTATTAGAGCTGTGTTTTATGTTAATCAACTTATGATGCAAGATGGTCCGCAAATGACAGCAACAGAAGTTATACAACGTAACGAAGAGAAGATGAGATTACTTGGTCCAGTATTAGGTAGACTACAATCAGAATTATTAAAACCATTAATTGATAGAGTGTTTGCAATACTACTTAGAAATAATATGTTACCACAAGCTCCTGAGTTTTTATCTGGAAGAGATATAGAAATAGAATATGTTTCTCCACTTGCTAAAGCACAAAAATCTTCTGAATTACAATCTATTATGAGAGCAATAGAAATATTAGGATCACTTGCTAATGTAGCTCCAGTATTTGATTATGTTAATTTTGATAATTTAGTTAAACACTTAGCAGACATTGTAGGTGTACCACAAAAAATATTAAGATCACAAAATGAAGTAAACGCAGAAAGAGAACAAGCAGCAGCACAGGCTGCAGAACAACAACAAATGGCACAGATGCAACAAGTTGCACAAGCCGGAGGAGATATAGCACCACTAGCAAAAGCATTGCCAGAAGAAGCAAAGGCTTTAGTTAATTCACAAGTGGAATAGTATGACACAAGATAAACAACTAGAAAAATTTATAGCCGCATTAAAAAAAAATTACGTATACATATTCAATACAGAAGAAGGCAAAGAAGTCTTAACTGACCTTGAAAAAAGATGTCATTATCATTCTACCACTAATGTAAAAGGTGATAGCCATGAAAGTGCATACATGGAAGGACAACGTAGTGTCATTCTATTTATTAAATCAATGCTACGAAAAGATAAGGAAAAATAAAAATGTCAAATGAACAGATAACACAGGAAACTGTG